GGCTAAGAGTTCAGGCGGTTCTGGTGGTGGTAGAGTAAGTGTTGCTGATGCACAGTCATCATTAACTGATGCTTTGAATGATGCAGGTCAAGAAGTTGACTCTGCTATTGTCTCAAAACTAACAGGTAAAGCAGCAGTTTACTTTACAACTATAGTAAATAACTTAAACAATTAGTTTTAGTTCTTTAGCTAGGGTATCTTAGGGTACCCTAGTTTTTTGCATCTTTAATATATAACCATTCAGGTTTGCACATCAAATAATCATTTGTTAGACAACTGGAGGAAATATGACAAAAGATGAATTCAATAAAAAACTAGATGACGCAGGCGATGCTGTCATCACTTACAGAAGTAAGAACTCACGCAGATTAAAATACAACATATGTACTCAAGATTTTTCTACACCTTACATAAAGGAAAAGAAGAATAGAGCAAAAGAATCAAAGGATAATGTCCTATTATTTTGCTGGGATACGGACTCATATCGTCTTTTAATACCTAAGAATGTAACTAGCATAGTTCCACTTAACAGGATTATTAAAAATGATTGATTATACTGAGCCTAGTGTATATGAAAAAGTAGTCAATGAAAAAGATAATCAACAGATACGATTAGTAATTAGTACATTTCGTGGTGTTGAGTATCTTTCACTAAGAAAATACTACTTAGACTTTGAAGAAAATTGGTTACCTTCAAAAGAGGGTATAACCATGCCTGTAGATTTAGAAAATGTACAGGAACTCTTTAGAGGCTTAGTAGAGATTTTATCCCTTGCAGAAAGCAAATCAATACTCGAATCAGAGTTTAAAGAAATACTAGATGAAATATACCTAAATTAAAATAGTTCTTGACAAATCCTTAAAAAGTTGATATAATATATTTATATGATAATAAAAGGAAGCATGAACTACGACCGCCACGGTCGTAAAAGAAAAAATAGACCCACAAGCAAGAGGAGGTCGTCTAATGGGTCAGGACAGCGGACATTTGTACCGTTAGTGCAGGATCATTCCCTGCCCTCCTCACCTATTATGGAGGCTGCTAAGACTCATAGAGAAAAGTACCCTAGTATGCCTATGGGACAATACAGCGCTCCTAAGGATACTTCATACAAGAAGGAAGTTAGTAAGAACTACACAGTTTCCATCGCCTATAATAAAGGTGCATACCAAGTCATTCCGAAAGATGACGTGGAACATATCGGAAAATAGTTCTTGACAAATGGTTAAATTTTTAGTATAATATATAAATGTTAGAAAATCTTATAAAGACAGCAAAAGAAGCGTACTACCAAGGTAGTCCAATCATGTCAGATGAGATTTTTGACCATTTATTGACAATGGTTACAAAAGAAAGTATCGGTTATAAAAGTTCGTATGAGCGCAGATACAAGCACTTGTTCCCTTTGTTCTCCCTCCAGAAAGTGATACAAGGAATCGACTCTGCTCCAAATTGGAATGGAGTCGATTTTATCACGACCGCAAAACTAGATGGAGCGGCTATCAGCATTTTATATGGTGATGGTGAATTGCAGAAAGCTCTCACAAGAGGAGATGGTATAGAAGGGCTAGATATAACCCCATTAATAAAAACATTAGTACCAAATAAAATTAACTGCAAGTACGTAATACAGATTTCGGGAGAAATAGTAGCTCCCAAGGAGATACCTAATGCAAGAAACTATGCGGCGGGTGCGCTAAATCTTAAAGATAGCGATGAATTTGCCACAAGAGATTTAACTTTTGTCGCACATGGATTATCTCCATATTTAACAGACAACTATGTATCGGATATGAGAGAAATTTCAAATCTCGGATTCAATACAGCCATTGATAGTGACTACACTCAATTTCCCCATGATGGAATAGTTTTCCGTGTTGCAAAGAATGATGATTTCGATGCGCAGGGTTACACAAGCCATCACCCCCGAGGTGCTTATGCACTGAAGAAACAGGAAGTTGGTGTAGTGACTGTCCTCCAAGATGTCACATGGCAAGTAGGGAAATCAGGTGCAGTATCACCAGTTGCCCACTTCGACCCAATTGACATAGAAGGTGCAACAATATCAAAGGCTACACTACACAACAAGTCAATCATTGAAGCTCTCAACCTTGAATTAGGTTGCAAGATAGAAGTAATTCGTGCAGGAAAGATAATTCCGCAAGTATTAAGGAGAGTAGATTGAACTTAGAACAACAAAAAATTATATATAATTTATATAAAAGAATAGCGGAACTAAATGAAGTATACAAAAGAAGAAATAGAGAACAGTAAGAGAATCTATAAGAGTGCAACTCCTAAACAAGATTTATCTTGGTATGTCAAATGGACTGCCAGTGTCGTTCTTCTTTGTGCTTTTGCAGTTCGTTCAACGCAACAATTCCCATTCATTGACCTCTGTCTCTCCTTAGTTGGAGTGTCAGGCTGGCTTTGGGTGGGGCTGCTATGGAAGGATAGAGCATTAGTAATGCTTAACGGAATAGCAGTATTTATATTATTATCAGGTTTGATTGGACATTTAGTATGAAACTTAGAGAAAAACTAGAACTTCGTATGCAAATTCTTGAAGAAATGATGAAAAGAAATATGCACATTACAGACCCAGAGACAGTAGATTTATTCTTAGATAGAATTACTTACTGTTGGGGAGTATTGAAAGAAGAAGATAGAGATTTTGTTCAAGGCTGTCAATACGCCTTAGAAGAGAAGCATGTCTGGAGTATATAATCAAACCTATTTTAATAATCACCCTCATGAACAAGACAGAGAGGGTGTTCTATACGGAGTTATACTTGTAAATCAAAAAACATTTGAACGCGAGTGTATCAAAGTCGGAATCGCCAGTGGAAAAGACTGGCGTCATGTTATCAAAAGAAGTAGAGGTTTTAAAGGATACGATTTACGTATTCAGAGAACCTATCACGACACGATTTATAACTGTTGGAAATTTGAGCAAAAACTACATGAGAAGTATAAGCATGATAGTTATAAACCCAAACAAAAATTTGGTGGGCACACAGAGTGCTTCAAAATTTCGTCCCTTATTCTTCGGGACTTCCCAAAAAATAAATCTTGACAGATGCTTATTTCTTTGATATAATATACATATAAAAATGAAAGAGAGACAGATTTTATGCAAGAAATAATTATACCGACACATTGTCCAGCTTGTAATACAGTATTGGAAATTGTGAACGACCAGTTGTTTTGTCGCAATATTAACTGTCCCGCTAAATCGTCAAAGAGAGTAGAACACTTCGCTAAAACTTTGAAAATCAAAGGACTTGGCAAAGCAACGATTGAGAAGCTTGACTTACAAGACTATCATGACATCTACTCATTTGATGAAACTGAATTAGTACAATTACTAGGTTCGGAAAGGCTCGGAACTAAGTTGTTTGCTGAAATAGAAAACTCTAAATCAGCAGACTTAACTACACTACTTCCAGCTTTTTCGATACCGCTGATAGGGCGAAGCGCATCTAATAAATTGACCAAAAAGGTCTCGAATATTTCAGAGATAACCTACGCAACAGCGACAGAATGTGGTCTTGGTCCTAAAGCGGCGTCGAACCTAGTAGATTGGCTAGTGAATGAGTTTCACTCAAATGAATACTACGATTTACCTTTCAGTTTTAGTTGTGAGATACCAGAAGTCGACTACGTTCCTCTCAAGGGAGTAGTTTGTATAACAGGTAAACTTAAGAGCTACCCGACTAAAGCGGCGGCTGAGAAAGTTTTACATAAGTATGGATATGAGACAAAGGGATCACTCACTAAGAATGTTACGATTCTAGTAAACGAAAGTGGAATAGAATCAGCAAAAACGAATAAAGCTCAAGAAATGGGCATTAAAATTTATAATAACATAAAGCAATTAATAGAGGAAAATTAATATGGCATTACCAAAATGGACAGATGAAAGAACACAGCAACTAGTGGACTTCATCGGTGACCAAAGCCCTGTAACACAGGCAGTAGTTGCTGAAGCTGCGGACGAACTTGAAACTTCAACAAGGTCAGTATCTTCTAAATTAAGAAAAATGGGATTTGATGTAGAACTAGCTTCTGCTTCAGCTTCCAAGTCTTTCTCAGATGCGCAAGAATCAACACTTGCAAACTTCGTGAACGACAACAGCGGATCTTACACATATGCTGAGATCGCTGAAAACTTTGAAGGCGGAGCATTTAGTGCTAAGTCAATTCAAGGTAAAATCCTTTCTATGGAACTAACAGAGCATGTTAAACCAGCTCCTAAAGTAGAAAGTGTTAGAACTTATACTCCTGAAGAAGAAGGAACATTCGTTGAGATGGTTAACGGTGGTTCTTTTGTTGAGGAAATTGCAGAAGCTTTAGGCAAGTCTGTAAACTCAATCAGAGGTAAAGCTCTTTCATTACTTAGAAGTGGTGACATCAATGCTATTCCTAAGCAGAAAGAAACTAAAGGTTCAAGCAAAGCAGACGTCTTAGCTGACCTTGACATCTCTGCAATGACTGTGCAAGAGATTGCTGATGAAATCGGCAAAACAGTAAGAGGAGTTAAAACAATGTTAACCAGAAGAGGTTTACAGTGTTCCGATTACAATGGTGCAGCTAGAAAAGAGATAGGCTAACTAGCAATATTAGCAGGGGTGGGCAATCCACCCCTTTTTTTGAGAGAGATTTATGAATATTGCAAGTGCGCTACTAAAACAATTATTAGTACAACAAGACTTAGATACTTGGGCTCAAGTGAAGGACATTTATTTGCCTTCCGAGTTCCGAGGAATTCATGCTGTCTTGGAAAAGCACGTAGATAATTATCAATCTCTCCCAACCTTAGAAGAACTTAAAGCAGGACAAAGAGACGCTAAAGTTCTTGAGAAAATCTCAGCCATTGAATCCGTAGAAGTAGAAGTAGATGCCTACATGCTTTTGGATTATCTCAAGAATGAGTTCACACAAGTAGAAATACTAGATGAGTTAGACAAGTATGTCGACAAAACAATTACAATGGCGAGTGCAGAAGAAAATATAGAACAACTACAAGAAATAGTTCTAAACGTAAGTGATAAGGTTGATATTGTTCCACCTTCAGAGAGTATGCAAACTATTACTCTTTTTGAGAACGATGAACAAAGATCGAAGTATTTACCTTTAGGACTTCAAACAGATTATGATGCGAAAGTAAAATTTTCGCCTACAGATTTGGTGATGGTTGGCGGCAGACGAGGCTCAGGAAAATCTATTACAGCCTGTAATCTTGCTGTTAATGTTTATGAGGCAGGTAGAACTGCTCTCTACTTTACTATCGAAATGGAAAGTCGTTCCATTCTACAAAGAATGTGCGCTATCTCTACTAAAGTTCCATACTCAAAGATTCGGGATAAGGATTTAACCTCCGAACAATGGAATTTAGTAGCAGGTTGGTGGGCTGGACGTTTCGAAGGTGGACACGAACTTCTTCAAGAGTTTGAATTAAATCGAGACTTTGATGATTTTCACAAGAAACTAGTAAAGAAAGAACTTAACAAAGATAAGCAGTTAGACGTAATATACGATCCCTCCCTAACTCTCTCAAAAATTCAAAGCGAACTCGATAAAAGGGTAAGTCGACAAGACGTGGGAATCGTTATAGTTGATTACTTGAACCAAGTTCGCCGCCACAATGCACCAGGAAAAAACGGACAATACGATTGGACAGAACAAATAGAAATTAGTAAAAAACTAAAAACATTTGCCCAAGAGTACGAAACATTAGTATTTACTCCATATCAAACAGATGCAACAGGCGAAGCTAGGTTTGCAAAAGGTATATTAGATGCGGCTGATGCTGCTTACTCCATGGAGAAATGGGAGCCGTCTGATAACTGTATGACATTTAACTGTACAAAAATGAGAAACAACGAACAATTAAGTTTTACTAGTGTGATGGATTGGCCTTCAATGAAAATTGGCCCAGAGAAGGCTCTATCCCCACCTGAAAAAGAAAAAATGAGAGAAGAAATGGGACTGGGCGATAACGAAGAAGAGGCACAAGAAATATGAGATTATTAGAATATAGTTATGGAGATACAAGAATACTCTCCGAAAGACCTTTTGGCTACAAAAGATTTGTAGTTGAAAGCGAAGATGGTACCTTACATATATTTAGTAGTGTATGGTACAGTTTAAAACAAGTAGTTAATTTAGTAGTAGAAGGAAGACTATAATGGTTATGTATACAGAAAGACAGTTAGATTTAGCATTTGCAGCCTATGTAGTACAACTCACTAAAATTAAAGTAGAACAAGGAATTGAAATTTTTATTCCAGATAGGGAAGATTTCAGAAAAATTTATGAAGCAGTATGGGAAGATATATTAGAAGATGACTTTTATTCTGACGATAGTGGCTTGAGGCATTAACAATATGATAGAGTATTTATTAGGAGTTATCACACCCTTTATGGCATACATTATCTTTGCATTATATCAGAATTTAAAATGACAGTAGAAGAATTATTAGCAGAAGAACAAATACCCTTTAAGGTCTCACCAGCAGATTTTATAGTGAAGTGTCTTAACCCAGAGCATGACGACTCAAACCCTAGTATGAGAATAGATAGGATTACAGGAGTTTATAATTGTTTTGCTTGTGGCTATAAGGGTAATATATTTAAACTTTTTGATAAACCAAGTAATAGAATGGATATTCTAAGAGAGAAAGTAAAACAAAGAATTGACCTAAAAAGGTCTGAAACAGTAG